CCTGCCGGAGCTCCGGGGGCCGTGCTGCAGACCACCGTCGCACTGAACGCGGCCGACATTATCGGCATGAACGCTTCTCCCGTGGAGCTGGTGGCAGCCCCTGGAGAAGGGAAGGCCCTGGTCTTCCTCGGCCTGGTTGCCAACGTGACCCGGACCGAGACCGGCTTCACCGGCGGCGGGGCGGTCTCCGCCAAGTATGACGGCGGGTCCGACGTGATGTCCTCCCTCGTGGCTACGGTCGTAACCGGGGCAGCCGGGCAATCCATCAGCTATCGGACCCCCGCGGACCTCTCCGACCTGGCCGTTGCGGCCGTCGAGAACAAGGCCCTGGTCCTGACCAACGCGGACGTTCCGTTCGCTGGCGGCACCGGCTCTGCCGAGATAACCGTCTTCTACGCCACTGTAGACGTCTAGTCCCCGGCCCCGGAGTGCCGCAACGGGCCTCCGGGGCGACCTCCCGGGCCACCCGGGAAACGAAAGGAGTCAACCATGGATAGTCTGGTCCACTTCAGCGATATCGGGTGGCCCTCCACCGAGGCCATCACCCGGGTAGTCCGGGAGTGGGAGCCCGATCCGACACTCTTCATCGGTGCCAGCCTGCTCCCGCTGAACACCCAGGACTTCAACGAAAGCCCCTCGTCTATCAGCTATGACATCCTGGCCCCGTCGCACGGCATCACCCATGCCACTACGCTGGACGCTGACCCCCGCCTGGTCGCCCCGCGCAAGCTCTCGACCAAGACGGTCCGCCCGGGCTACTGGCGCGAGAAGAAGCGCATCGGCGAGCGGGACCTCATCAAGACCCGCTGGGTCGGCCCCCAGGACCGCGAGCGCGCCGGCAGCCGCCTCATCATGCACGAGATGCAGGAATTGGACCTGCGGGTCGAGTCCCTCATCGAATACACCCGCTGGCGCGCCCTGCACGGCGAGCTTGCCATCAACGATGAGGGCGTGGTCCGCACCGTCGACTACGAGATCCCCGCCGCCAACAAGATCGACGTGTCCGACGGCGACGGCGAATACTGGGGCGAGAACGGTGCTGACCCCATCGCGGATATCCAGAACGCCCTGGACCGCTTCGAGGCCACCGACGTTGAGTCCGTGGACATCTATTACAACCGCAGCGTCGCCAAGCTGCTGGCCCAGGACTCGGTGGTCCGCGACCTGGTTAAACAATCCAGCACGGTTACCCGCGTCGGGACTAGCAACGTCGGCTCCTTGCTGGCCGAGCTGATTGGCGAGGTGGCCAGCATGAACACCTACAACCGCGGTTACTACGACGCCGAGACCCGCAAGCTGAAGAAGTTCATCGACGACGGCGTGGTCATCCTGGTCGGGCGTGGTCCTGCCAACGAGCCGTTGGGCGAGTGGGCCTCGACCCCCAGCTTGCACAACGGCGGTATCGACAACGCCACCGGCGGGAAGTTCCCGATGGTCGATTACCGCGGGTTGGAGGATGCTCCGCCCCATATCGACCTCATCAACGGCATCTTTGGCCTGCCGGTCATCTACCATCCCGAGCGGATCGTGGTGATGCGCGTCCAGGCTGAAGCCTAGTTCCTCCGGCTCCGGGGTGGGGCGACCTGCCCCGGGGCCCTCTCCTCTGGAGGTGCCCCGTGGCCTACAACACCATCCAGGAAATCCGGACGACCCGCATCGCGAGCTTCCCCGCAGGTTCACAGGGCGACGCCATCCTGGCTTCGGCTATCGCGGCGGCGGATGCCGAGGTGGACGTGCGCCTGGCGGCCCGCTATCGGGTGCCCTTCGACCCGGTGCCTGAAATCATCAAGCAGGTGGCTGGCGACCTGGCCGCAGCTCGGGCCCTCATGGCCGCGACTGCAGCCGTCAACGACGAGGAGTCCGGACTGGCCCGGGCCTGGCGCGAGCAGGCGCTGGCCCTGTTGGACCTGCTCGCTGCGGGTGAATACCAGGGAGACAAGCTGGTGCAACAGGCCGTCCTGGCCGGGGAAGCGCGCCCGCTCTGCATCCTCTCGACCACCTACGGCCGCAAGAATTCCTTCGCGGATCCGACCTGGATATATGCCCCCCCGCGAGGTGGCCACTGATGGCCCGCCTCATCATCGACCTGGATACGTTCGCGGCCGAGAAGAAGCTGCAGGGGCTGCTGGAGGCCGGCCGGGACCTGAAACCCCTCCTCATCAACCTGGGAACGCAAGCCCTGCGGGAGTTCAACAAAAACTTCCGGGCCCAGGGTCGACCGAAGTGGCAGCCCCTGCATCCGAAGACGCTCTATCGCCGCAAAAAGTCCGGGCGCGGCGGGAAAATTCTGCGGGACACCGGGCGCCTGCAGCAGTCTCTCAGCCAGGGGAAGCCGGGCAACATCTATCGCCTGGAGCCTCGCAGCCTGACCGTCGGCACCAACCTGAAATACGCTGCCATCCACCAGTTCGGTGGCATCGTCAAGTTGCGTCCACGCAGCGACATGACCCCGCGCACCTTCGCCCGGGTGGGCAACCGCCTGCTGCTGCGTGGGAAGGACGGGAAGGTGCGCGTTGGCAGCAAGCTGGACGGCACCCCCATCCGCCGGAAGTTCGCCGCCGCGGCCTCGGTGCGTATGACCTTCAAGGCTCGCACCATCCGCATCCCGGCCCGCCCCTATCTGGTCATCCCGCCGGAAGCCCTGAACATCTTCAAGCGGCACGTCAAGCAGTGGATCAAGGAGAACCTGACCTGATGTGGCTGAACATCCAAGATGCCCTGGTGGCCTATCTCCAGGGGCAACAGGTTCCCGGCGGTCGCCTAGAGTCCATCCAGTCCGTGCGGGCCGGTGATGAGGATGCGACCTTCGACCTGCAATACCCCCTGGTGACCGTCGCGGCCGGGGACACCTTCACGGTGGAGGGGACCTCGGCCCGCATCGAGATCCGCTTCGACTTCGACGTGGCCGTTCACGCCTTGGACCAGGGCGGGCGCGACGCGGCCGAGAGGGCCCTGCAAAACCTGGTCTGGTCTGGCCGGGGGCCCACCTCGACCGGGGTCCTGCCGGCATTGATGGCCCTGATGCACAACGGGTTGACGGTCGACGGGGGCAACCACCTGGTGCGCGTGTCGGGGCCCCCTCGACTGGGCTTCGCCACCCAACAGAGCGTATGGGTGGCCGGCCTGGTCATCCCCGTCTCGGTGATCCGCTATGAACAGCCCCCCAGGTAGGGGCCAACTGAAGGGAGAGAACTGACATGAGCAACGGACAATCCTGGGGAGGAGCCCTGGGTATCGGGACCGAGGGGAGCTTCGGGCAGGCAGTGGAACCCAGACAATGGCTTCCCATCAACTCGGAATCGGTGCGGGGGCGTCGCAGCGTCTTCATGCCGGCGACCATCTGCGCCTCCAGGGTGCGCCAGATGGGAGTGCCCGGCCTGCGCGAGGCCTCTGGTGGCATCCAACTCAACGGCGACGCCGTGCACCTGGGCCTGCCGCTCTACTATCTGACCGGGAATGTTGACTCCGCCCCTCTGGCCGGGTCGGTAGCAGCGAATCCGACCGTGACGGCGAGTCCAAATGGTTTCCTGCCTGACGGGAACTACAAATATCAAGTCTGCAGCGTCTTGAAGCAGAACTCTGACAACAGCCTCTTCATGACCACCCTGACGGGCTTTTCTGAAGACGCAGTCTGCGGGGACGGGAAGAACCAGGTCACCGTCGCCTGGGTCAACCCGTCGTCCACTCCGGAGGGCTATTCGCACCACGGCACCATCATCTACCGGACGGCCGTCGGCGGGACGCCCGAGAGCACCCGCCTGCTGGCCATCGTGATGGGAGGAGACGAGTCCTACACGGATACGGGGTCTGTGGCCCTGGGCGACGTCCAGCCGCCTACCGGGTCGGTCTACCAGCACACCTTCCGCGCGGGAACCGGCGCCTTGCCCTCGTTCTCGGTCACCAAACTCATGGACAACGACCGGGGGCAGCGGTTCAGCGGATGCCGGATGAACAGCCTGAAGCTTGCGCTGGGTGACGCGGGAAACCCGGTATCGGTGGACCTGGACCTGCTGGCCCGGGACTGGGAGGACATCGACAACCCGACCCCGAGCTTCGAGCTGGCCCAGCCTTTCATGAACTGGCAGGCTGCGTTTTACGTGGACGGGACCATCGTGGACCGTCTCGAGGCCCTGGAGTTGACCCTGGCCAACAACCTCCAGGCCGTGCCGGGATTGAGCGGTAGCCCCTGCATCCGCAATATCGCGTCAGGGATTCGCGAGGCCTCCGGGTCCATGACCCTGGCCTTCGAGAATCACGACTACTGGCAGAAGGTGCGCGAGTCTCAGTCGTTCTCGGGCTACCTGGAGCTGGTGGGCGATGCCGCGGGCGACGGGGTCATCACCGACCCGGTGTTCATCCAGCCCTGGCGCTATGGCATGCGGGTCAACCTGACGGCATGCAAGGCGGAGGAGGCCGGCGGCAACCTGTCGGGTTCTGAGCGTATGACCGAGCAGATCCCCTTCATGGTCTACGACGACACCGGCGTGGGTTACGAGGCGGAGTTCATCCTTTACAACACCACAGCCAGCTACACGGAAGACCCGCCTGGTGGTGGTTCACCTGGTGGTGGGGTTCCGCATCCGGCCACTCAAGTGACGAGCAGCACTCCATCCAACAACTACGAGGGTTGGGCCGTTGACAGTCTGAGTCTGACGCTGAACTTCAGTGCGGGGCTGCGCCAGAGTGACGCAGAGAATCCGATCTTCTACACCCTGGAGGACGTGGAGACCCAAACCCCGGTCTCCATAGACGAGATCGTCTACAACGACAGCGAGCACCGCGTGACCGTGTCTGCGTTGTCCAACTTCGCCTACGACACGTGGTATCGGCTGTCTGTGTCGACTGGCATCATGGACGCCAACGATCAACTCATCGTCGGCTACACCCTGGAGTTCAAGACGCAGCCTGAGGCGACCGAGTGACCGTGTCTGTGGTGTCCAACTTCGCATACGACACGTGGTATCGGCTGTCTGTGTCGCCTGGCATCATGGACGCCAACGGTCAACTCATCGTCGGCTACACCCTGGAGTTCAAGACGCAGCCTGAGATGTAGGCGCGCTACCCGTCCGGCCGGGGAGACTCGGTCGGGCGGGTGGACTCCATCATGGCCTGCCTGCGCTCTTCAGCATTCTTGCACGCAGTGCCTGCGGTGAACCAGAAGATGATCGCAATCGCTCCGGCCGGAGGGCACACGACGCAGACCCAGCCCAGAAACACCACGGTGGTGATGAACGTGAACGCCTGGAACGTGGTCATCGCAAGGATATGATACCACGCCCCCGATCGACCGTTGAGGTAGAAGATGGCTGATTCCGAAGTCAATGTGAAACTGTCCGTGGAATCCAGCGCCTTCGAGGCCGGTCTGGAGTCTGCTCGTGACGGCCTCCAGGACTTGGGCGCTGAGGCCAAGGGTGCGGGTGCCGAGGCTGCCAAGGCTGGCGACGGATTCGAAGACCTTGGCGACGAGCTCAAGGTCACCGGGGACAAGGCCGCCAAGGCTGGAGATGGAGTCGAAGACCTTGGCGACGAGACCAGGGAACTGGTCGGAAAGCTGAACCAGGCCAAGTCAGCCGTCTCGGACTTTGCAGCCAAACTGAAGGCAGCCGAAAACCCTGAGTTCCTGGATGGACTCGCCGACAAGGTCGAGGACGTGGCCCAAAAGCTGGCCCTCTTCGCTGGCGGGTTGGCGCTGGCTGGGTCCAAGGCAACGCAGGGCTTCCTCACGGCTGCGGCCGACATGGAAGCCTACGAGAGCACCCTATCCAAGGTGACCGGTTCATCTGTAGAGGCCGCCCGTCTGCTGGAGCAGATGCAGGTGATGGCGGCCAAGACGCCGTTTGACGTGGCGGGTATCGTCGATGCTGGCGTCAAACTCAAGTCTTTTGGGCAGGATATCGATCGCTTCCTCCCCCTGGCCGCAGACCTGGCCGCGGTCTTCCAGCGAGACGTCAGCGATGTAGCGTTGGGTCTCGGCAAGGCCCTGGCGGGCAGCCAGGACGGCCTCACCATCCTGAATGACGGCTTGGGCATCACCAAGCGCGAGCTCGCCGCTGCGGGGGCGCATATGACGTCAGCGGGGGCCATCGCCCTGGAGACGGCCGATGACCTCACCGCACTGGCCAACGCCATCGAGAAGGTTGCCCAGCAGAAGAACTTTGCCGGTGCGGCCGAGGACATGGCCGAGGGAATGAAGGGCGCGTTCTCCAACGTCGAGGATGCCTGGAACCAGTTGCAAGCCTCTCTCGGAGGGCAACTCAAGAACGAAGCCCAGGGCATCGCCGGCATGATCGGGGGCATCGCTGAAGCCCTTAATGCCCTCCCCGAGCCGATCCAGAAGGCCGCTGCCTATGCCGTCGTGGCGGGAACCGCGGCGTCGACCGCCGTGTCCGTTGGAGCCGGCATGGTTGGCGTCCTGGCAAACGTCACGACCGCCCTGGCGACTACGGGGGCCGGGACGGTCGTGTTGACCGCGGCGAAGAAGAAACTTATCGGTGCGATGCTCGGAGTCCAGCTCCAAGGCGGACTTACCGCCGCAGCCATGGCGTCGATTTCTGTGGCTGCATTGGCTTCTGTAGCGGTAGTGGCGGCAGCGGGAGTGGCCCTGGCGGTCTACACCGACATCCTGAAAGACAACACCAAGGCCCAAGAAGAGCTCCTGGCTATCGAGGAGAAGCGGGCGCAACTGGGGCGCGAGAACAAGGACCTCATCGGCAAGACGGCCGAGCAGGTCCTGGCCATGGGCAAGACCGAGAAGGACGTTGTCCACGCCATCAACCTCCTGCACGAACAGGCGCAAGCAGCGCGTGCGGCCGGCAACAACGTGCTGGAGGAGCAACTAAAGAGGCAGATCGCCGACCTCCAGCGCGTCAAGGTCGAACTGTCGGAGCGCGCCGCCGTGGAGGCGCAGTCTGCTGGCCTGAGCGTGGCCACCTGGGAGGACTACTCCAAGCGGGTCTCCGCCGGGTTCTTCGAGACGAAGGCCGCCCAACTCGCGGCCCTGGACGCGGTGATCGCAGCCCAGAAGAAAGCTGGGAAGGACACGGCCGATGCGGAACTGGCCAGGGTGGCCCTGGTGCGGCAGGTCACCGAGGAGAAGCTCAAGTCGGCCGAGCAGGAAAAAAATGCGGTCAAGCAGGCCGCGGAAGACCGCCTGAACACAGAGTTGCACGCCCTGAAGCTGGAGGAGGCTGCCGGCCGGCTGACCGACGAGCAGAAGGCGGCGCGGCTGCGAGGACTCCTGGCCTCCTATCGCGAGACCGCCATCGGCCGAGAGAAGCTCCGCGACCTCGAACTCGAGGCAAGCAAGCTCGAGGGGCAAGCGGCCACGAAGGCCGAGGAAGAGAAGCGATCTGCAGCCGCTGCGGCCCTCGCCTCCAAGCTCCAGGCCATCGATATGGAGCGGGCCCGGGCAGCCTCTGCTCGCAACCTCTCGACCCAGGAGGAGATCGCCTTCCAACAGCGCGTGGTGGCCTTGCACAAGCAGGGCACA